GTCATCAACTGACCATCCAGCTAGTGCTAATTCGATCCTCCATTTGGTATTAGATTCCTTGACGATATTGTAGGGAGGATACTGACCGCCTGGTGATCCTACTCCGTAGGAATGTAAGCGGTAAAATAGGTCGTCAAAACCTACTGAAAACTTTTGCGACGCATCAAAAATAGCGTCGATGTCTTTCGACGTAAACTTAGTAATGTCCATAGCTCCTTATAAAGCGAGTGGTAGTGTGTGGTCCCCGAAGGCAACCAATGTTATTTAGAAATAATGGGTTAAGTTTTAATAGTGGAAAACCGTATTAAAATTTACGGTTTTCCAGTAACACCTTGGACATATCTTTTTTTGTCTAAATAGCTGTAGTATTTTATTTCGATGGACATGAGAAAGTCTCTGCTTCCTATCGTTATGTTATTGATGACAGCGGGTGCTGCCCAAGCAGGTGGACTCGTTACTAAACATGCTTCGAGTGTGCAGTTGACGGTTGATGCCGCTGCTACAACCGCAGCGAGAGTGGGAAATTCCTACGCAATCTCAGGTAGTGGAGTGAATACTACCGACGGTACAACTGCTGGCACCATTTCGACAGGCACAATTTCCTCAGGCATTCTAGCGCCAGGTAGTATTGCAGCAACTCAAGCAACTGATGGTAATGCATTTAGTTACAGTCAGTCGTTTACACAAGGCGATGTAATCCCAACTGCTGCTCCTGATGTAGGCGATGTGCCTAACTTCTCCTCACTTACTTCCTACACAGCTGGTACTGCAGGCACTCTGGCAGGTACTGTAACCACTGGTGGTGCTCTCACCGTAACGGCTGGTGGAGCTGGCACTACGGCAACAGGGCAATTCGTGTCGGAGATTACCGTAATTGACTGACGGAGGTCATGATGACTTTTGGAAAGACAATCTTTTGGTATGCCCTGTCTGTGGTGGGTGCAAGTGTCATACTTGCTCCTGCCCAGGCGGTCCCCGTGGTCCCAAACTTCACCCAGGGCTCAATGACGAGCCACACGGAGACAACCTCCAAGGTGACCGAGACCATAAACAGCATGGACTACAACACGGGATATCAGTATTCCGTAACTGGATCAGGCGTTACCGCTTCTGGTAACCTAAATCCTGGTACAGGGACTAACAATGTAACTATTGATGGAGTGACTTCTTCATGGACAACCGTAACGGGCAAGCCGTCCTTCACGCAGACAGCACCAGGGGCAGCGTTTCAGTTTACCGAGACACTGCAAGGACCAGGATTGACCCAGCAAACAATTATTCAAAGAGTGACCGAGGTCACAAGCGTAACAGATACCACAAGTATCTTTACCCAGTAATAGCACTGTTTATTGCAGCACCAGTTAACGCTGAGACTGTTGGTGGTGTGAGTGCAACAGCATCTCCAATCGCGAATAGCTCAGGCTCGGTGACGAACCAGGCAATCCAGGTTCTACAAGGTCCATATATCACTAACACATACGGGAATGGTATCCAGTGTCAGGGACCTACCATGAATTTCACACCCTATGTGACAGGCACAGCGTCAGCACAGAAACCATATGAGCCATACTATATGGATCCTGTGTATGACATGCGTGACCTTAATGAGGACGGTTCGCTTGACAATCCTGGGGACATTCTCTATCACGTCCCTACCAGGACTGGTCAGAAGGATAACTACAGTATTGGTATTGGTTTCTCTGCCACATGGTCTAGACCATTGGATAAGAAACTACAAGAGTTATGTAAGACAGCAGCAGCATCTAACATTGAGATGATGCAACAACTAACTGCTAACAAGCGACTCGATTTTGAGATCGCTCGTCTTAAAAATTGTGGAAATTTATTGAAGGAAGGAATTCGCTTTGCACCTGGGACAAAGTATGCTGCTATCTGTGCAGATGTCCAGGTAAGTAATGTGAATCTATTGAAGAATCACACTCACTCTATTCCCGCCCCTTCAAAATCCGAATCGCCTTATTCCTCTGACGCTGCTGACCTCGGCGGAACATTACAGACTCAATCGGAGTCTGCTTCCCGCGAAGAGT